ACGTTTTTGTGGAGCGCGCGTCGGCGAGCGCTATTTGTTCCAGTTTTCCAGCAGAAATATCGCTGATTCTCTGAAAACCGTTCTGTTTATTGGCTTTTTATATGCCTGCGTGATGATTTACCACTCAGGCTACCACCTCTACACTGTCTCAAATATATGAAAATCGGCTATTTTTTTGACGTCGTGAAACAGCTAGAGCGGTGAAGGCAGGTCCGTAATCGACTCCATCTCTGTCCATTTCCAACCCTACATGGTGTCGAGCCTATCAATCCGCTGTTTTTCTTATGTTTTTCGTGCTTCGGCTTGCAATACTTTATTTACTATGCTAATATAGTTTATATCAAGGAAAGGAGGTGAACATGACACCATCGGAGATAATCACCAGCATCTCGCTTCTCGTCGCAAGCCTCGCGGCCCTCGTCAAAGCAGTGACCGGACTCATCAAGGAGATGAGACGGAAACCGAAGAAGAGGAAGTGAGCAAGGGTTCCGGCCAGACCTAGGGGCCGGAACCCCATATCTCCGATTATGCCATGGGACATCATGAGAACGGAATCGATAGTCAGCGCGGTGTTCGCGCTCGGAACCGCCGCCAGCGCATGGTTCGGCTGGCCGTTCGCGCTCACCGCCGGATGCGCCATCGTCAGCGCCGTCTTCGCGCTCAGCGCCGGAAGGAAGGACTGACATGACCATCAAATACCTGAGCGTCACCGACGTGGCCAAGCGCCTCGGCATCAGCACAGCCGCCGTCAGCGCCTACAAGCTCCCCCAGCCGGACGCCCTAATAGGCCGCACGCGCGGCTGGCTGCCAGAGACCATCGACCAATGGAACGCGCAACGCCCCGGACGCGGAGTCGGCGGTGGCAGGCCGCGCAAGCATCCGGCGGAGTGACGTCCGCCCCGGCGCTCATCCGCGAGCGCCGGGGCGGTTTTGTTGTTGGAGGTTGGATGTTGTCAGTCTTGGATCGATGGGTGGCACTGTGCCGTGTTCAGGTATTTGATCGAGACTACATGGTGGATCTGGGTTCCTGGCATTTTTTCCTTGGCCGCGTTCCCCTTGCGTAGGGATTGCGGATAGTAGGGGCCGTCCTCTCCGCTTCTTCCGAGGCCGATGCACCAGACTGTGTTTCCCATGTAGAGGAGTATCCGGCTGTTGCCTGATTCAACCACCATGGATGCGTCGTTCAGTGCGAATGCGCTGGCTATCACGTCGGTCTTCCTCGCGAGCCATCGCGCGTCTCCGGTGGGCGCGACCCTTTTCACCGAGATCCCATGGCCGGACAGGAGGTCGGTGTACAGGCGTCGGGCGGGAAGTCTGCGGGTGCGGTTGTCGTCGGCGTAGTATTCCAGGCCGCATAGGTGGGCGAAGTTCGAGGCCTTCCATTGGATGTCCAGCGTCATCCCGTCGTCGCATGCGATTCTCGTGATCGTTCCGACGAGATTGGCGTATAGTCGGGCTGCCTTTCGGGCCTCGCCAAGCATCCGCCGCTTCGCCTCGGTCACGTTCACGCCCGGAATCCTCCCAGAAAATTAAAAGAGGGGCACCGACCAAGCGCCCCTCCGAAGCCGTGTGGCTGATCTTTTTACAGTCTTCTGCATGACTAGCGTCCCGTTTGCGCGGGAAGGGTCACGGCTCCGGTTGGTCTCAACCGTCTGGCCCAGCCGTTGGGCGAGACATCCAGCTCTCGCTGATGGCGCATCGACTCGCCATCGGATGCCTGCGGCAGCCAGCCACACGCTTCGAACCCGAAACCCTGCCCACCAGCAAAGCAGGTCCGGGTCTCAAGTTCGATTGCAACGATACCCCATGACGGCGGACATTCGTCTCGCCGTGAGCGTGATCCAGACGGTATTCGCACAAAACCACCGGGCCGCCGCGACGGCGGCGGACGACCACGCAAACACTCCGAATAACAAGAAAAGCCCCTCCCCCAGCAATGCTGAGAGAGGGGCAAATTTAAAAACAGGGTGTAAAAAATTCCACGGACACTACAGTGCCGCAAATTTTTCCACACCCGAGGTTGAGTTTCCGGCGCGAGTTTGAGTCTCGCGCCCGAAAATTAATCACTGGCCGTCGGTGACGGTGATCCTGAGCTTGTCGAGCTTGGCCTTCACCGCGTTTTCCACGGCGGCGGCGATCTGGTCGGGGTCGGCGCCCTTGGATTCGGCGAGGGTCTTGACCGCCTCGGTCAGGGCGGTCACCTGCGCCGTCAGCTGCGGGATCATCGTGTCGTGCAGACGGATCACGTCGCTGGTCGCGTCGCTGATCACATCCCTCGCGTACCTGCCGTTCGGCAGCTTGTGCAGCCACGCGCCATTGGTCAGGCCCGTATCATGCATCGAGAACACGTCCTGGATCGCCGGCGACAGGCAGTCCCTCACACAGGCTCCGTTCGGGAGCTTGTGCGTCCAGATCTTCATGATGTCCTCATCCGTCAATGCCATTTCGGCACCTCCTAATAGTTCGTTTGCTCTTGCGATTATCCGGTCCACCGGCAGCGCGTTGACGCACCTGTCGGGGCACCCGTAGTGGTCGGTGCCCGGCACCTCTCGGTGCAGGACGATGTTGCCGTGCCGGTTGCCGCTGGCGTCGTGCCAGAGGGTCTTCCAGTTGTATCGTCGGGCGATGTCGGCGCACAGTCTGGCGCTGGCCTCGACCTCCGCGTCGGTGACGGGGATCCCGGCCATGCCGCCCTCGTGCTCGATGGTCACGCCGCTGCAATCGGATCGCCAGTTGGCGTCGGCCCACGAGCCGTCGTCCTCGTCCACCCACTGGTAGACGCCGCCATCACCGCCGACGCCATAGTGCGAGGCGGCTTGGAAGCTGGAGCGCATGAAGCACGAGTCCGTGCCGGCCAATCGGCCGACCATGATATGCAGGGTGATGTGGTTGACGGCCAGTCCATTGCGACCGTTGTAGTGGTTCGGGCTGCCGCGCCATAGTGCGAAGCCTGCGCCGGTCACTGGATGTCACCGCCCGGCTCAAGATCCGCGTCCGTGGTGTCGGTGGTCTTCGGCGTGGTCTTGGCCACGGCTGCCGCGGCGCTCAGGGCCGCGTTCTTCGCGGCGCTGATGCCATTCACCACACCCTCCTTCTTCAGGGCGTCGACGAGCTGCTGGCCAGCAAGGCTCGCGCTGGTGATGTTCTGGTTCTTCCACCAGCCGTAAATGGTTCCGGCGATGCCGATGACACCGAAGATTGAAGCGCTGACCTGCTCGTTGGTGAATGGCAGCGGATTGATGCCGGCCAAGGACAGGCCCGCGTTGGCCAAGGCGTAGAGGGTGACGATAATAGTCACTCCGGCCTTGACACGCTCGGCTGTCAGACCGGGCAGATTGGTGGTGGTGTTTTTAGTGGCGTGTTCCGCCATATTTTGCCTCCTTAATAAGGGAGGCCACCTCCGAAGAGATGGCCTTGAAATGGTTATTGTCGTGAGATGACCGCCAGCAGGACAATGAGCGTGCACAGCGAAATCAGGGCATGCGTCACTCAGGCCTCCAATGTTTCGGGCGCCACGTCGGCGCGCAGCTCGTCGGGCAGGTGCGGCTTCGGATGACGTTTGAGGAATTCCGGTTCGATAATCTCGCAGAACTCCTGCAGCCAGTGGAAAAGCGAACGGGTGTACGCCGTGAGCGCGAAGTACTTGCGCTGCTGTTTTTCCAGATGCTCGATCTGCCCCTCTTGCTCGTCCACCTGCTCGCGCAGCGGATTGATGACCGAATCGGTGAGGATGTCGCAGGCTTGGGCGGCTATCTGCGCGGTGTCCTTGCGGCGGCTGGAGATGGCGCCGATGATGGCTCCGACTCCTCCGCCGCCGACCAGTGCGACGATCACCGCCGTCCAGAATTCCTGGCTTGAGAAGAGGTCGAGCGGTGGCATCAGTCCTCGGCTCCGTCACTGCGCCATGTCTTGATTTCGGTGACTTGTGCGAGCTGTGTGGCGGTGATGGTCTCGCTGTCCTTGGTGTCCATGTCCGCGATGGTGGCCTCGGTGGACTGCCGGTCCGTGAAGGTGGCGGTGACACCACGCGAATAGTCGCACCATGTCTCACCGTCCGCGTCCTTGTGGTCGAACGTCAGGCCCAAGCGCAGCAGTTGGCGGATGAGGCTGCCTTTCGGCGGCCGCAGGTCGAGGATGCCGTCCTCCACATTCGCCGTGGTCCCGGTGGGTTCATTGTTTTCGTCAGACATATCGTCCTCCTTGGTTGGTTTATGGTGGTTTTGGATCATTGTGCGATGCTCAATTGGTCGAGCGACACCCAGTCCCAGACGCCGTAGATCCTCACCTGCCTGCTGCCGGCCGGAATGTACGCGTTGGTCCAGCCGAGCGTGTTGTTCCGGTAGGCGGGCAAGAGGAAGTTCCTGTTCAGGCTCGACGTCCACAGTCTGAGGACGCCGGGATTCTCGAAGAGGCTGTTGTCGCCGTCGATCGTGGTCTTGACGCGTCCGCGGAACCGCAGGCAGCCGCCGCGATACCCGTATGCCGCGTGGCCGGCCACACTGCATCCCTTGCCGGGAGCGATGTCCTGCCATCCGGTCTGCCACACTTGTTCCGGCTCGGACGAGGTGGACCCGTCACCGGCCAGCGCCGGCTCCATCCTGATCGCGAAATGGTCATCGCCAAAGGGGCCCATGATGAAACGGTCGATGAAATCGCCTCCGCTTCGCGCGATCTTCGACTTGACGACCAATTCGTCCTGCCCGAGACGGACCACGTCCGTGATCCGGTTGGACGGGTTCTTGTTCTTCACGTGGAAGACGCCGTCGGTGCCGACCAAAGCGGATGGGCCGGTGAACACGCCGTTCGTTTTCTTGCCGACCTGAACGCCGTCCGACGTCATCTGGATGCATGGTTCCAACGCGGCGACCCTGTCCTGCGCGTTCTGCGCCTTGCTTGCCGCCTGGTTGGCTGTCTGGTTGGCGTTGTTGAGCGCGTCGGCCAATACCGGTGTCGTGGTGGTGGTCGTGCCGTTGGTCCACACGCATTTGGATCTGGTCCACAGGTATTTGCCGCTCGACCATGTCATGTTCGGGCTCCACGAGCCGCCCGTCTGGGTGGTCGCGCTGGTGGACAGGTAGTATTCGGGCGTGATGCTCTTAGCACCATTGCCCGTCGCTCCAGTCTGTCCCTGCTTGCCGGTGGCCCCTTGCGGGCCTTGCGGCCCTGTGGAGCCGGTCGCGCCTTTCGGTCCCGTCTGACCGGTCGCACCGGTGATGCATGTTGCCGCGGTCGTTTTGGATGTGCCGTCGCCCAGTGTGGTGACGGTCCGCTGCCACATGTATCTGCCCGACTGCCATGCCGGTGCGGTCGTGCTCCATCCGGACGTGGGCGCGGTCGTGCTGCTCGCCGCCAACGCGTATTCGACGCGCACTCCCGTCATGGACGTCTTCGCCACGGCGGAGACCTTCGAATCGGTCTCGGTTTTGCTGTAGAACTTGGCTTCCCACGAATTGTTGTTCTGGGTGATCTTGGAGCCGATCTCCTGTGTGACGCCGGTTTTCGTGGCATACGTGCTGGCGACCGTGCTGGTGATGCTGGTCTTCGCGGCCGTGATGTCCGACTTCGTGGCAAGCCCGGAACCGTCAGAACCTTGATAATTCTGCACGACACCCAGCGCGACTTTCTGCGACGTCTGGTCAACATAACTGCGCGTGCTGAGCGTGTCGTAGGCGAGGTTCTGCGCGGCGCCCGACGTGGGTTCCGCGTCCTGGATCCTCGTGCCACCGCAGTTCGGACCGTCCTGCCACGACTTGTAGTCGCCCTGCAACGTGTAGTGCCCGTTCCAATACGCCCATGGCAGGTACGCCCAGATGTCGCACGTGGTGGAGCTGAGCGCCATCACCTTGACCTTCACATCGTCGGCGTCGCGGATGCGGCTCACGGACACGCCGAACGCGCCCGTGGCGGACGGTGACTGCTGCGAGCCGTCCTTGACGAAGATCTCGAACTCCGCGTTCTGACTGGCTTGACCGTTGTAGCCGTTGCCGGAGTACACGTGCAGGAGGATGCTCGAACTGTCTCCGTTGCTGGTGAGATAGCCGAGTTTCACCCATTTCGCCTTGCCATTCGCGCCGGTAAGCGTGAACGTGCGGGTCGCGCTCTTCCTCAACGCCTCGGTCGCGGTCTGCGTGGTGTATGTGTTCGCGACTTCGCTTTTGATCGAGGATGCGGTCTGGCTGATGCTGGATTGCATGTCGGAGCGGGTCGGATAATCACCTTTCGGCTGATACGACTGCGCCACAGTGGTCTTGAAACCGCTGAGATTCTGTTCCAATGAGCTGACGCGGCTCACGTCGGCCTTGCCGTCGATCTTCTGCGACAGGGTCGTGTTGATCTTGTCGGCCTTCTGGCTGACCTGGCTGATGGTGGTCGTGTTGCCTTGGGTGGTCTTGGCGACCTCCTGCACCTTGCCTGTGATCTCATTCGCCTTCTGCGTCAAGGCGGAATTCGTGGCGTAAGAGCTCATACCGTCCTTGGACTGGTATTTCTCGCTCACTTCGCCGCGAATCTGATTCGCGGTCTGCGTCAGCTGCGACTGCGTCGCATAGCTGCCCATGCCGGATTTCGGCTGGTACGTGTCCGCCACCGAGGTTTTGAATCCGTTGAGATTCTGCTCGACGGATGCCACGCGCGTGCTGGTGGCCGCGGCCTCGGTGATGTCCCGGAAGCTCACGTCATCCCACAGGATGGTGCCATTGGTCTGATGCATGACTTCGATCCGGACCGAAGTGATCGAACCATCATCAGGACACTTCCAATCTACATGCGTTTCCGCCCATGACGTGGATTTGCCGCATTGAGCATCGGCGATGTATGTTCCGTCTGGTTTTGCCAATCTGAGTTTGTCAGCGCCCGGATTGACGTTCGACGGGACCGACCCGTACCAGGCGCAGTAGCCCGACAGGCGATACGTGCGTCCCTTGGTGACCGTTATCGCGGTGGCTGTCCCAGCCATGCCTTTCGCATGGGTCAACGGGCATCGGTTGTCTCCGGTGGCCGCCTCGCAGACCAGGACATGCGCGCCGTGGTAGAACGACCCGTTAGAAATACGGAATGGGGCCTTGAGGCCCATCCACCATGCGGTGGATTCGAAACCGCCGTCGGTGATGAGGTTGTCACCTGCAAGCGCCGCGTTGACGAGGTTCGAGGTCTGACTGATGGTGGTCTTGTTGGAGTCGGCCGTCGATTTGGCCTCGTTCGCGGTCTTAACGGTCGCGTCAAGCGTTTTCGCCTGCTCCGTGATCCTGGTGGACAGGCCGTTGGCGGTCTGTTCCACCGTGGTGGCCTTGCTCATTGCTCCGGAAGCGGTCTTCGACACCTCGGCCACCTGGGCGGTGATGCTGTCGGAAGTCTGTTTCAGCGCACTGGTGGTGGCGTAAGCCGACATGCCGTCCTTGGGCTGGTAGGTCTTGGCGACAGTGGATTCGAAACCGTCGAGGTTCTGTTCGAGCGAGCTCACGCGGCTCACGGCTCCGTCGGCGGTTGTTTTGACCTGTGAAATGGTCTGCTTGTTACTGTCAGCGGTCGACTTGGCCTCGTTCGCGGTCTTTGTCGTGGCATCCAGCGTCTTGCCTTGGGCGGTGATTCTGGTGGACAGGCCGTTGGCGGTCTGTTCCACCGTGGTGGCCTTGCTCATCGCTCCGGAAGCGGTCTTCGACACCTCGGCCACCTGCGTCTTGATGGAATCCGCGGTCTGCGTCAATTCCGACTTGGTGGAATAGTCTCCGGCTGGCTGGAGGTCTTCCGGTGCGGGACTCCAATCCGTGGCCTTGGATCCCTTCTCGGCCTTGATCCGCCGCCACCTGAACTTTCCGGACGCAAACCAGTCGCATCGGATGCCGAGCTGAAACTTTCGGTTTGCGGTATTCGATTTTCGAGCTTTGTTCGTCCGGGACAGATGATAGACGGCATTCACAGGTGTCTGCCGGGTCAGGAGCGAATCGGCGAACACGTTGAACACGTCACTCCACGATCCATCCACAGTACCCTGCGTGTTGGCTAATGCGGTATGCCCGCCAGTGCTTGCGACATCCGCAAATTCGATGTCGATCTGAGTGGTGTAGTCCGCGCCTTCCGCAAGGCCATCGGGAGTGTCGACGGTGGCAAGGACCTTGCAGAAGTTTGAGGCATTCGGTGTTATCACAATCCAATCGGACCAATTACCGGAAGTCCCCTTTATCAGATTCGTCCCGCCGACAGACAGCTTGTCGAGATCGTCCTTGGTGGTGTACGTCTGGCTGACGGTCGTTTTGAACCCGTTCAGATTCGCTTCGAGACTGGTGGCCTTGTCCACCGCGCTCTGGGCGGTCTTCGCGGTCGACGAAATACTAGCGCTCAAAGAGTCCGAAGTGGCCTTCAGGCTCGTCCGGGTCGCATACGTGGCGTCGGCCTGCGCCTTGGACTGATAGTTCTTCGACAGGTCCAGGCTCACGCCGTCGGCGGTCTGCTGGGCCTTGGAAGCGGCGGTCACGGCACCATCGGCGGTCCTTCTGACCGAGGACAGCGAGGAGGACAATGATTCGCTCGTGGCCTCCAATTCGTCCTTCGTGGAATACTTCAGATCCGCGTCCTTCGCGCTCGTGTAGTCGGACGTGAGCGTGCGTTTCACGCCGTCGGCGGTCTCCTGGGCGCTGTTGGCTTTCTCCACCGCCCCTTCCGCCGTGCTTTTCACGGACGTGATGGACGAGCGCAGGCCGTCGGCGGTCTGCTCGAGCTCGGTCTTCGTGGAATACTTCAGTTCCATGTCCTTCGTGCTCGTGTAGTCCTCGCTCAGCGTGGTCCTGATGCCGTCCGCGGTCTGCTCCACCCGCGACGCCTTGCTCAACGCGTCCGACGCGGTCTTCGCGGTCTGCGAGACGGTGGACGAGATGCCGGTCACGGTCTGTTTCAATTCGGTCACGCTTTTGACCGTCGTGTCGCCACGTGTGATCTCGCCGGTCAGCCGCTGGTCGAATTCCTTAAGCTGCGTCTGCTGTCCATCGACGGTGCCCTTGATGTCCGTAATCCGACCGGCCAGTTGATCGCCTTTGCCGGACAGGCCTGACACGCGCGCGTCCAGATCGCCCACGCTCTTGTCGAGCTCGGCCTTGCCGGCATCCACCCTCTGCGAGAGCTTGTCACCGTCGGCCTTGATCTGATCCGTCTTCGCGTCCACCTCGGCGATGCCCTCCTTGAGCGCCGTCGTCTGCGATTCCAGATCGGACTGCGCCTTGTCGGCCTTCGCATCCACGGCGGCGATGGCGGAGTCGGCGGCCTTCCTGTTCGCGTCCACCTCGGCCTGCAGATCGGAGCGCGTCTTGTCGGCTTTGGCGGCGGCATCCTGCGCCTGCCTGCGCGCGTCGTCGATGCCCGCCTGGGCGTCCTGGCGGATCTGCTCGCCCTGTCTGATAGCATCATCCGCCTTCGCGGCGGCGTCATCGGCGGCTTTCTGCGCGGCCTGCGCGGCCTTGTCGATTCCGCTCGTGTCCACGAGCGGCGACTGGTTGCCGTCCTCGTCGACCCTGTTGATGCCGTCGGCCGCGCCGGCACCGGCGAGGACGCCCTTGCCGTCGCCCGTGTCGATCCACACATCGCCGCTCCTGCGGGTGAGCAGGCCGTTCGCGATCTCCAAAGCGTTTAAGCTCGTGCCGAGCAGCAGGTCGATGTCGCTTGGATTGATCTCGCCATGCGATGCCATGAGTCATAACCTCCAAAATAGAGAGGACCCATGCGTCAGGTGCAGGGGTCCTCGCAGATGTCGAACAGGAGTGTGACCTTGCCCGTCTGGTCGCCGCTCATCTTCATGAGCCGCTGACGGTAGATGCCGTCCGGCAGGTCGGGAAACCCGGTTATGGAAATCTCGAATATCTCGCCGGGCCAGAAGGTGCCGAGCGCATGCAACGGCATGCCGGAAGCGTCCACGTCGTTCGCGTCGATCACGCCGGACAGTTGCATGAGGGGCTTGGAATTGGCCGCGAGCTTGGCCTGCGCGTGCGATTTCAAGACGTCCCAATTCTTCGCGTCGGGATCGGAGTACACGCCTTCGCGCAACGGCCAAGGGTCGCTGCGATGGCACAATGTCAGGTCCTCGGCCAGACAGCAGATGGTGGCCTTATCGCTCCCGGCGCCGGTCGCGTAGAAGCGTTGCGTCGGAGCCATCCTGTCGACCTTCAGATCCTCGATGGTGCCTCCGCATGGATGGTACGAGAGCGAATGCACGGTCTTCTGGCCGAGGTACACGTCGCCGTCGCTTCCCGCCTCGAACCGGTATCGCACGTGCTGCGAATCCGCCAGATAGGGGCGGAACTGCATGTCGGGCCCGCCGATCACGTTCGCGAGCTTCGTCAATATCTGCTTGCATGACTGGTTCTGCACGTCCCAGTCCTGGTAGTCCGTGCGCTGGTGGCTGCCCCGCTCGCCGATCCATGGCAGGTCGATGGGGAGCGTGCCGCCCGGCTTGACGCTGGTGCACTGGCGGATCACCTCGCATGCGATCGCGCGCAGCGACAGTCCCTGCCATGCGAATCCGCCGGGTGCCGTGTGCGCCTGGTTGGCGCCGAACCCGCCCTCGTGCGTGAGTATCCTGTCGCCCAGCACGGTCGGGATGCTGTCCAGCGGGATGCTCACATCCTGCTGGCTGCTCGACCTGACGCCGAACACGCCGCCGATGATCGGCGTGCCCAACGAGGCGTCGCCGTCCATGGCGCCGTGCCAGAACAGTATGAGGCCGCGTTTGCCGCACATCAGGGCATCCGCCCGCGCGGTCGGCGTGGAACCGGGGATCTGCGACCAGGGCAACTGGAGTCCGGACGCCTCGTCCGCGCCCACGCCCTTGTCCCTCGTCGTGGAAAAGCTGGAGTCGCTGACGGTCATCGACCATGTGAAGCCGGGGATGTCGATCTGCTGGCCGAGCAGGCCGGTCATCGTGTCGCACAGGCATGCGCGCCAACTCATCTAGCCACCCCCTCGTCCTTGACCACGAGCACGCGGCCAACATAATTGTCGCCATTGCCTTTCACGCCGTAATGCGTCACATAGCCCGGGCCCTGTTCGTTGAACATTGCGACTCCGATGGTATGCTGGCCCTTCGCAAGCCGGAGGGAGCACGTGCATTCATGCGTCACCCACGAATCCGTGTATTCGATTTTCCTCGTGGTGTACAGCTTCCCGTCGATGACGAACCGCACCGCGGCCACGCCCTTGGACCCGTTCTTGCCTGGAGCGCTCACGCACGCGTACATGGTCAGGAGCAGATTGCGGTCGGTCGGCATCTTGAACGTCCCGATTAGAAAAGGAGCCGTGTACGCGGGATTGGATGACGCCTGCAGATCCTTGTTCTCCGCGATTCGCGCGAGCACGCCAAGACTCGCGCCATACGGTATGGCGTAATCCTGCGTGTCCACCGGCGTGGCCGATTGAGTGGACGAGGCCCCGGCAGGCATCCTCATGCTCATCAGCCGCGTGCATCCGGCCGGAATGGACGGTGCGACCGGATTCGCGCTCGGCGTGCCCTGCGTCGCACCGGAGACGACGGCATTGTTCGAGTCGCCTTGGCTGATGTCATTGGCCTTGAGCCAGATGACGTCGATACGTGGATTCGACGGGTCTCCAGCACCCACGGCGGGTGACTGACCGCCACCCCAATAAGCCTCCGTATATCCGTCCGCATTGCCACGGGAGCAGACGGCCACACCCCGCGCGACGTCATACCGCAGATCGCTGCGGCCCGAAACATCCAGTCCGCAGATGATGCCGGTGTTCTCCCAATGCGCTTTGATGACCTGACGATGTGTCAGCGGGTCCACTCCCTTGCCTGTACTATCCGGGGCGATGCCCAAAGCGGTAGTCATAATCTCTCCTTAAATCACATGTAGGTGTCATGGCATTCGATGCTCACATACCCATTGCCGATGGATTGCAGGTTCACCGCCGTCGAGCCGCCCGGCGGCACGGTGGGGAAGCCGCGCTGACGCAGGTTGCGGCTCACGTCCAGGCCGCCGATGCTCGCCGTACGACTGCGCGAGTCCAGCACGAGCGGCACGCTGCCGACCGCCTGCGCATAGTCCAGGCTCATATCAAGGCCCGGGAAGGTCAATTGCACGCCGTCCGGCCACGGGCCCTGCACCGTGAACACCGGGTAGGCGCGGCTGGAACCGTCGTTCGTCAGCGTGCACACGTTCCTCGCGTCCACGGCCGCCGCGCCGTAGGACAGCGGATAGGCCAATCCCCTCGCCGCAGAGCCATAGGAAAGACCCACGCGATCCGACGAGATCGATGGCAGCAGCTGGCAGCGTTGCGCCGTAGTGGACAGACGCTCGGGACGTTCGAACACAAGCGTGATGTCGCCGGAAAGGTTCTGCCAAAGCGGATTCTGGATCTTCTGTTCGAGAGAGCGGACGTAGTAGCCGCCGGAGCAACAGGTGTCCTGTCCATCGTCGATGACGCGGCACGTGACGAGTCTGTGGACAAGCTTGTCAAGCAGAGCCAATTGCCTCAGAGCCTCTTCGCGGTCACTGCCGGCGATGATTCGATAGCCGACCGTGACCACGCGCGCATCGTACATGACGTTGTCTGCTACGATGTCGTGGCCACCATCGCCTTGTCCACGCGAGGTGACTGTCACCTTGGCGTCCGGCGTCTGATACCAGCCGGACAGTCCGGTCAATGCTATTCCGTGTCCGGCGAAGGCCCCACCGTGCAGTGTGACGGATTCGCCGTCGGCGGTAAGGATGACGTCGCTCATCTTCCCCTCCTCACGGCGGCCATCACCTTGTTGCCGATGATGGTGCCACTGACGCTCGGCTGGTCTGCCACGACGATCTTCTGCGGCATGTTGACCACCGTCTGTCCCGAGTTGGCCGGCATTTCGACCTTGACGACGACCGGCATGTCACGAGAGGTGGAGAACACCTCGCGTGGGATGCGCATCTCGTTGATGGCGCGCATGGTCTCAAGCCCGTAATAATCAACAGCAGACGCGCGGTGCGTGTACTCGCCCGCAGCAAGTCTGGCGTTGAGCAGATACACGCTGTCGCTGAGGCTGTTGCCGGGGGCCCATGCTGGGTCGACGTAGCCGGAGAACATGCCACCTCCGGCGAAATGCTGGAACGTGCCGTCGGTGAACATGCCGCCCGTGTATCCGCCGTCCTTCTTCGTGTGTTCCGTCACGGTGAATGACTTGTCGGCGATTTTGAAGTTGTTGATGGACTGGAGCACCGGCGTGGCCTGGTCGTTGACCGAGGCTGTGGACTTCTTGTCCTTGAGCTTCTTCGCGTTGACGGCATCGACCTTCGGTCCGGCCTTGTCGGTCGAATCCAAGGTGTTCTTCTTGTTCGCCAGCTTCTGCGCGTTCGCACGTTTCACTATCTGCGACGCGATGTCGGTCGAGTTGAGCGTGTTGCGCTTGTTGGTCAGCTTCTTGGAGTTGGCCTTGTCGACCTTCGGCGAGGCGTTGTCCTTCGCGTCGAGTCTGGCTGTGGCTTTCTTTCCGTTGAGCTTTCCGATGTTCTTGGAGGCGGCGTTCGCCTTCTTGGATGCCTTGTCGGTCGCGTCGATGGTGGCGTTGACGTGCTTCCTGTTGAAGTCGTCCATCATCTTCTGCGCCTTCTTGGCGCTGGCCGTGGCCTTCTTGTCGTCGGCGTCGAGCTTGGCCTTCGCTATCTTCTTGTTGAATTTGTCAAGGTTGGTTTCCGCGCCTTTGGTCTTCGACTTGGCCTTGGAATCGTCAACGTCAAGCTTCGCCTTGTTGTTGTCGGCGGTCATCCTGATATTGTCGATGGAAGCCTTGATGCTGTCGGAACTCAGACCCCAACGATCGGCCAAGGCGTTAGCGGCCTGTTCGCTCATGCCCGAGGCTTCGGCCTGCCGGATGATCGCGTCACGAGCGTCCTGCAGCACGCCGTTCGCACGCTCGATCTCACCGCTGCTGAAACCGGTGCTCTCACCCTGCTTGAGAATCTTCTCGGCGGCGTTCTGGGCGCTGCTGGCGATGTCCTCCAACGCCTGCTTGGTCTTAGTGCCCTTCTCGGAGAACTTGTCGAGCAGGTTGCCGTTCTGGTCGAACACCACGCCATTATCCTTGCAGGTGTCGGACAGTTCACCGATCTTCTGATTCAGCTGGTCGACCGCCTGGTCCGCAGTCAGATTGCCCGACTCCAAACCAAACAACGCCTGGACAAGATCATCGATTTGGCTTGACGCATCCGAAGCGGAAGAGCCAAGCTCTTTGTTCGCGCTGGCCTCATCCTTCGTGGATTTCGCCGCGCTATTGGTTTTGCCATCGAGTTCGTCCAACGCCTTGGACTTGTCCTTAGCGCCTTTCGTGCCCTGCTGGTAGGCGGTGGTCAGGGCGGAAAGGCCGTCGCGCAGCGCGGTGGCCTTATGTGACCCGCTGCCAAGGCTGGAGCCGAGCTTGTCCGCCGCCGAGTTGACCTGCTTGATGGCCGTCTTGTTGCCTTCGGCGGCCTTGGTCATGGTGGTGATGCTGATGCCGGCCTCGCTCATCACGTCGGTCAGCTTCTTCGATCCGGTGATGCCCTGCTCGATCGCACTGAGCCATCCAGGTTCGCCATGGAAGGTGCCGACATCCATATTCTGCAGCTGGTTGACCAGCGCCTCGTGGATAGCGCTGGCTCCATTGGCTGCGGCTGACTGCACTTCCTGCACCGCCTGCTTGGTATTCTGCGCGGCCGTCATGAAACCGGTGAGCGCCGTCGTGGCAATGCCCAGGGCGATGCCCCACGGACCTCCCATAAGCGAGATGAGTCCGTCGGCAACAGTGTGGAACCCCTTGGATCGGAGCGTGGCGGAATCCTCCGCAGTGCCGAACGATTCCAACTGCTCCTGCGCGCTCTGACCGCTCGCGCGGAACATCTGGAAAGCGGTCTGCGCGGAAGCCAAAGCGGTCTTGACGCGTTGGATCGGGTCGATGGCCAAGCCGATATTGTTGGCCATCGTGCTGGTGCTGCCGTTGAGATTGCCCGCGGCCTTATGCACAGCGCCGAACACGCCCGCAAGTGACGCCATGACCACGAGCGTCTGCTGCACGCCTGACGGCAAACCGGCGAACGCGTCAACCAGCGTATCCAACCCCTGCACCATCTTGCGCAAAGGCCCCTGAGCGCCCTCGCCGACGGAAATCATCAAGGACTCCATCGAACCGCCAAGATTCTCCAGATCACCCTTGAGATTGTTGTTCTTCGCGGCGGCCTGCTCGGCGGCGTAACCGGATTCGGATACGGCCTTGGTCCATTTGTTGACACCGGACTCGCCCGCCGCATAAAGATAGTTGGCGGCTTTGATCGCGTAGCTGCCGAAGATGGTCGCGTTCGCCTGGTTGCGCTGCTCGTCGGTCAAGCCTTTTTCGGCCTTCTGCAATTGGCCGGCGAAATTCGCCATGCCGACGAAATGATGTTGAGCGTCATATGCGCTGATGCCCAATTCCTTCATCGTATTGGACGCTTCGGCGGACGGCGCGGCCAGCTTCATCAGCATGCTGTTCAATTGGGTGCCGGCCTCGGCGCCGATGGTGCCGTTCTGGGCGAAAAGCGCCAGAACGCCGGTGGTCTCCTGCACGTTCATGCCGAAACTGTTCGCCTGCGCGCCGCAATTGTTCAACGCCTCGCCGAAATCGGAGACATTGCCGACGGCCTTGCCGGCGCCAGCCGCCAGGGTATCGGCCACCTGAGAAGCCTGAGACCCCTTCAGGTGGAACATGCTCAACGCGTTGGCCATGTATTCGGCGGCATCCCCCACGGCCATTCCATCGGACGCGGCCAAATTCAAAGCGCCAGACAAACCGCCAGTGAGAATATCCGTGACGCTCATGCCGGCCTTGCCGAGATCATTGATCGCGTCGGCGGAATCCGAAGCGGAATAAACCGTGGAAGCTCCGGCTTCGATGGCGGCGGCACGCAGCTGGTCCATTTGGGCGCTGGTCGCGCCGGTGTTCGCCTGCACGGTGCTCATCTGCTGGTCGAAGTCTGCGGCCATCTTCACGGCGGCCACACCGAAAGCGGCCACGGCCAAACCTGCTGCGGTCATACCGCTGGCGATAAGCGCGGACTTGCGCCCGGTATTCTCCATGCCAGAAGCGACTGTTCTCGCAGTGCTTCCGGCGCGGGTCATCGCCGCCTCATATGAGGCTGTGTCCGCCATCAACCGGATGACGATGTTCTTGTTCTCCGCCAAAGCATCCTCCAAAAATCAGGTCAAATGCGCCACCAAGGCGTTCGCGGCCGGATTGTCCCTGCCATTCGCATCAGTCCAACGTTTCATGGCCTGCTGCATGTGCGCAGTGGCCCAGCAGACGCTGGTTTCGGCATGCAATGTAAGTTCACCCTTCGGATCTTGGCAGATCGAGCGAGGCAAACCGCACATCGGACACAATGACCGTTCGTATTCAGCCAACGAACGCATCCAATTGCGTTCCGTCTCATCCCATTCGACCTCATCGCCCTCACTCGGGCGCCAGCCCATGAAACGCTTATAGCTGATGCCGAGCTGGCGGCAGATCTTAAGATCCTCGACTAGTTGCGGAGAACCTGCGAGGCGAGGTCGAATGCCGCTTTTGGGTCCGCTGCGGTACCGTTCAGTTCCGCGATGGCCTGCCAGATCGGCGTGAACTGGCCATCCGTCAATTCATCGAACAGACTGCGCCACGCCTGTTCGGTCTTGTCCTCGTCGGACACCGGCTTGCCGCCGATGGTCGCGGAATCAAGCATGAGAGGCAACGCCGCAGCGGCGGTGCCGAACATGTCGTTCGTGCCGTTGTCATTTCGGTGCGCGGCCAATGCCTGCGCCCACTTACTTACCGGCAATGCCCGCAACGTGAGCTTCAACGTCTCCGCATCCGCCTGTTCGCGCAGCTCTTCGATGCGCCGCGCGGTGGCCTTCGCCTGCCGGTTAGTCCCAGCCTCCGTGACTTGTTCGCGCGTGGTCTCCTCGGCCAGCGCATCACCCAATCTGGCGATGTCCTCGGCGGTCTGCTGGTTGAGGATGACATCGACCTCGCGCGTGCGCCTGGTGACTTTAAGCATTGTTGTTCCTTCGCTCTAATATTCATGTTCCTTTGCCGGAAAAGAGAAAAGAGGGTCCCGCACCGGCGAAAGGGACGAAAGTCCGATGCGGGAAGAATCAATCAGGCGACCTTCACGTTCTCCGCCCAGCCAGGAGCGCGAACGGAGAAATTGACCTTGCTGCGCAGCACGCTGTTCGCGGCAATCGCCACCTTGGCGCTCATGCCGATGCGGACAGCATACACGTTCACCGTATCTCCGGCGGCAAAAGCATCATCCGTCTGCTTGCCATAGCGGCGCACGAAATAGCCTTCCGCACCCTCGGTCAACGTCTCCATTGCCACGTTTTCCGCGGAATGCGAAGTGTTGGTGTTGTCGATGACCTCGATGCTTGAACCGCTGATCTTCTTGCGTCCGGGATTCTCATAATCCTGCGCGCTGTTCTCTCGCTGGTCGGAGATGGACTCCTGCGACGGCGAGCACGACCAGCCGCCCATGGTGACGTAGTTGGACAGGTCGGTTCCGGCGTTGATCTCGTCAGCGGTCGGCTTCTGGATGTTTTCGATGGACGGCACCCAGATCGTGTTGACCAGACCGTCCGCCGGGGTGGAAGGAACTTCGGTTCCAAGAGTCAAAACCATGACTCCTCCTTAAATATTTGTGGTCACATGCGTGACCAGTTGAATTTGAAAGTCAGAAGACGGCACTGGTAAAGCAGCGCCGTGTCCTCTGCGGTAAGTCCGGCCGCATAAGCGCCGGAATCGGAGAACAACGTCAGACAGCCGGTGTCGAAACCCTGCGCGACGAACCTTTTGCCAGCAAGCCCTGGAATCATGAGGTCATCGGCCAGCACGTTGACGGAATCGGCCGTGGTGCTCACGATGCGCACCAGCAAAGTGCCGATGCCGCAATGCACATGCTGCGTTTCGCCGACGATATGGCCGTTGGTCGTGACCGTCTCAATCACCCACGGCGGCTTGTCGGTCGGCTTCGGGGCGGTCTGCCGGTACACGGCCCAGCCCGTCGCTGGCTTCGGGATATGGTCGAGGATCGTGTCGGTCAACGTCATGATCGACGTCATTCAGACCACCTCCACGGCGGCACGCGCCACGTATTCCGCGAGCTTCGGCAATTCTTCCTCACCATGCTCGTAGAACCGATGCGTTCCACCGCCCTTCGCGGTGCCGAAGAACGCGATGTTCGCGAGCGAACCAGTGCCGCCCTTCGTCGGGCCTATCTCGGCGGTGATGCGTCCGGGCGTCTCGCTCACCGTGTAGGTGATCGGGATACGGCGGAACGCCTTGTTGCCGGAACCGTTCAGGTCGTCGCGAATCGAGTTCTTGACGTTCTGCGCGCCCTTCTTCACCGAAGCGGAGATCAAGGCGCGGCGAGCCACGCCCTTGGCGAGCAGCGCATCACCGAAGGCCATCAGCTCGGATGCGTCGAACAGTCCGCTCATGAGTCCTCCTTCACATTCCACCGGCAGGCGGTGGCGTGCGTCTTCTCGCTTTGAGGTGAGACGAGCCTGAACCGCCTGCCGACGAGCAGCGGATTGGCGGATTCCGTGACTTCCACCACGTCACCGGCGCGAAGGCCTGGAGTGCCATATGGAAAATGCACGTACAAAGACCAGACCAACGAGACGGCGCCCATGTTCTGGGCGGCGCTTCCCTCGGTCTGTTCGCTGGCGAGACCACCAGAGGTCTGCACCTTGCACTTGCCCTCATACACCTGCTCCGTGCCGGTGTTCGGCAGTCCCGTGTCCGGATCCGTGGTGGACTCGCCTGGGCGGGTTACCGTGCACTGGTCGGTCATGAGGCCTTCCGCGTCACGGCGGGCCTTGGAGAGGAATGATGCGCTGATTCTCATCGGAACACCCCTATCGAAGAGACGTTCGCGCCGAAGCGGTTGCGCAAGCTGCGTCTGGTCGCTTCCGGCAGTTCGGTCACGTCGATTTGGGCGGCATCGCCTTGCGCGTATCCGACCTGTGCGTCGTCGACACGTTCGTAGCTGACGCCGGCGTGGGCGCCGGGGCCTCCGTCCTCGAGCTGGTGGAGTCCGGCTGCGACGTACGAGCAGACCAGTCTGACGATATCGGCTGGTATCGGATTCCAGCCACCCGTGAAGGTGACTGTCACGACCGACGGGATGCGTCCGAAGGGGCTCCACGGCTCTGCGCGGTAGAGTGCGGATCCGAGGAGCCGCCAGTCGTCGACGATCTTGCCGTCGATGAGCACCTTGGAAACGCTTCTGACGGCCCTGCATGGCAGGTCGAGTTTCCTGGACTGTTCTCCGGGGATGTCGACGGTCCATTCGCCGAGGGTGATCGGACAGCCGGCGGCCGAGCGGACGGCTTCGGAGACCGAGTCGAGCAGACTGGTTGCCGTCTGCTCATCGGTCACTTCGATGCCGTTATGTTTCAGGTCGTCCAAGGTGGCCAGTGCGGTCATTTCAGCCTCCGATCATCGGACTCGACTACTTGCCGCTCTTCTTGCCTGCAGCAGCATCCTCTTCACCGTCGCTGTCTGCGGTGGTACCGCTCACGACAGGGGTCTGCGCATCCTGCAGGGAACGACCGGTGGTGGTGGAGAGGTTCAGGGTAATCTTGGTCAGGCACTCGGGGCGGATGACCTTGGCGCCGTACAGGTCGAGGCCGCGGACCATATCGGCGAAGTCGGTCTGCATGCGCATAGCCTCGACGTTGCTGACCTGCTGTGCGAAGGTCACGGCGGCGTTGGTGCCGGCGAGAATGGACTGCGTGTCCGGGCTGGCGGACTTGTGCGGCACATTGTTGGACTTCACGACGGTGAAGCCGCGCACCTGGCCGACCACGCCGTTGAGCAGCGTATTATGGCCCGCTTCGGTGCCTTCGATGAAGCGGGAGTCCTGCAGCAGGAGCGCGTAGAAGTCGGGGCTGACGACGAGCCAGCGGCCCTCGTCGGGCACGTTCTGCACATCAAGCTTCCGTCCGGCTTCCACGACGGCGAGATACGCGTCGGCGGGGGTGCCGACGGCCACGGTCTTCGCCGGGGTCTCGACGGCCGTGTCCATGAGATTGGAGATGTAGTTCTCCACGTTCTTCATCATGTTGTAGGCGGCGGAATTGGTGAACTTTCCAGTCATGTCCACCTTGGCCTGAGCCTTGTCGAGGTCGTTGACCTTGAAGGCGAAATAGTCGGACTGATTGATTTCAAGAACGGCTGCTTCCTTGTCATTGACATCGTCGACGGTGATCGCCTGGCCGCGGACGTACTTGTGCACAGTCACGTCGTCGTATCCGGTGATGTGCACGGTATCGCCGGCCTCACGGATGTCGCCCTCGTAATCGCGGTTGCACAGGCTCGGGAAGACGAGCTTCGCGCGCAGGGCTTCGAGGATGGCGGCGGACCATACCTCGGGAATGAAATTGGTGATTGCCATTGCTGGTGGCCTCCTTACTTGCTGCGGCCTGCGAGCAGGTCATCCAGACGGCCCTTGCGGCGCGCCTCCTCGATCTGCTTCGGGGTCATGTTCTTCAGATCGTCCCTGGTAAGCTGTCCCGCCTGATGATCGCCATCACGGGCGCCTGACGGTGGGATGATTCCCGTCAGACCAGCCTTGTTCCCGCCTTGCGCGAGATACGGGTGTGCCGAGACCAGGGCATCGATCTTGTCGCCGATCGCCTGCTGGTCGTATCCTCCCTGATCGTCCGCGGTCAGGTCGGAGAAGTCGATGAGCTTCAATGCGTCGCCCGGATTGATGAGCTTGCCGGTCGCTGCTGCGGTGACATTCGCCTGGAGCACCTGCTTCTGCAGTCCGGCTATCGTGGCCTGCGCGGATTCGAATTCCTTGCCACGCTGCTCCCAGTCGGCGACCTGCTTCTCCAAGTCGTCCACGCGGTCGGCCTTCTCATAGGCAGCCTTGAGCTTCGCCTCGAGGTCGTTGTTGACCTTCTTCTGGCCGAGGAACTTGTCGTGCCAGTCGACGGGCGGCTCCTGCGCGCCCGGATCGTTGGTGTTCGGATCCTGCTGCTGTCCATCGGACATGATGATGTTTCCTTCCTTTTACTGGATGTATTTTTCGCCGTTGCTGGAAAGCCAGCGGCGATACGAGTTCTCGGCCTTCGCCAGCACGTCAGGCGTGACCGGACTGCCTGGCTGATAGGGATTGTGGCCGTCCAAAGCGGCCTCGTAGCGGAGCCGCGCATTGAGCAGACGCTTCTGCGCCGCCGTCAACTCCTCATGCCGACCCTGACGGTATCCGTTGTCGTGCAGCCATTGGCTGCGGCGAAGCTCCGGCACCTGCTCGCGCCATTTGTCGGGCAGGATGTAGCCCTCGCGCTTCAGAAGTTCGATGGTCTGCTCGCGAGGGAGGTTGAAGCTGTAGATGCCTTCCGGCGTGAGCCTGCGCCTCTGGCGTTGTCCGTATTCGTATTTGCGGATCATGCGGCTCCAACCGTAGCGGCTGGTGCCTTCGGACGTTGTCATGCGGATGTTGCCGCGTCCGATTGGCCGCATGCCTCGATGCGCGTTGACGACCTGGTAGATGTCGGCGCCGTCCCTGATGGCCTGCGCGTCGGCATGTCCGAAGACCTTGTCCTGCTCCTCTTCGCTCATGCCGTTGAAGCGGTCCATCGGCGATGTGATCCAGCCTTGTTTCTCGGCCTTGTCCTTGCCTTTGCAGGGGATGGTGCGACCGTGGCATTTCGGATGACGAAGGAAGTCGTTGTTGTGCCGGAAGTATTTTCCGGCGAGGATGGCGCATCGTGGGCAACAGTCGGGTGATTCGACGCGCACGTAGCCGACGCCGGAACGCTGGGTGATGCTGACGCCCATCGCGCTGATTGACGTGTCCTCGATGGCCTGCATGGCCATCTGGCGAAGCGTCGCACGACCTGCCGTCATGGCATCGGATTCACCCATGCCTGACTTGATGGCCGACAAAGTGCGCGTCACCGGGATATCGAAATATGATTCGAGGTCGATGCCGCTCGGCGTGAAACCCGTCCCGAAGGCGAGGGGATTCGCAATACCGTCAGGGCGCACGTAGTCGCCCTGTTCGGCGAGCATCAACGTGGACGAGTCCATCGCGTCGCTCGCGGCGCGGGTCTGCAGTGTGGCGAAGAGCGTTAGGAAATCGGCGTTTGTCCGATTCCAGCTGTCACGCACCCGTCGCGGATCCACGCCCTTCCATGTTTTGTCCGCCGCCTTCACGGCCAGCAGGCAGAGTCGGGCCAGTGTGTTGCGGCTGTCCGACAGGCTCTCCAGAGTCACCGTCATCAGATGCACCTCCGACCTGCAGGCTGCGGGCTATCTCCGCCATCTCCGGATCGTGATTCTCGTCGTCCACCATGCGCATGATGCGCTTGATGTCCTCCGGACTCTGACCCATCTGCTCGGCGATCCACTGCAACGGGTATCCGAGCTTCTCGTATTTGAGCATCGCGTCGGCCATGAGGGCCTCGGACCGGTATTGCGGTGTGGCGAACACGACCTTTGAATCCTCGAGGATGCGGGCTGATTCCTCATCGTCCTCGAGCATCATGGCCATCACGCACAATTCGCGCACCGGCTGACGCATGAAGCTGATGCGCTCCAATGTCTTCGACACGAGGCCGGCTTCGGCGACCTCGTAGCCGGTGGCCGGCACCTCCGCATTCGTCAGCAGGTAGTGGCCGGGCGTGCGTGTCTCGGCCGCGATGTGCTCGACGGCCTTCTGGATGATCGGCAGGAAAGCCTGCAGGTTGCTGGCTGTCCATTCGCCGATCGACACGTTGTCGCCGGTGATCTGCATGATGCGCTCCATGACCTGCTTGTCGAGGTTCACGGGGCGTTCACCGACCTGCTCTCCGGTCGCCTTGTCGAAGACCGGCTCGGACAGGGAGTCGCCGCCGAGTATCACCCTCGCAGGCATGGACGCGAAGTCCAGGGCGTTGAGCGTGTAGGCCCAGCAGACGTTGACGGCGTCCTGCATCGATTCGACCTGCTCCACATCACTGATCGGCAGGTCATCCAGGAGCATCTGATTGCGGAATTCGACCAGCGGAACTCGGCCGAGAGGATTCTCGCGCGCCGAATCCGGCACGAACCGCCAGCCCTCCACGCCGGGCGGCAGACGGTTACGCTCGTCGTCCCCGCCTGCACGCACGCGCACCACGTCGAAGACCATGTCCGGCAGCAGCAGCGTGCCGAACTCGTGCTCCTCGTCGTATCGGACCAGCAGCCCGGCATCGACCTCGCCGGTGAGCGGATCATAGTGCACTGCCGCGCTGTCCGGATGCTCGAAGCTGATGCGCGCCCTGCCGTCCGGCATCGACGTGACCAGGCCGAAAGCACGTCCGGTCGTGGTCATCATCAGCGCGCTCTCCTGCAGCTTGCGGTCGCAGTCGTTGCGCTCCCACACGCGCATCACGTGCGAATCCAATTCGCGGTCGTCATATGGGATGAAGCCCTTGAAGTGGATGCGTTCGACCGGCGCCTGCGCCACAGGCAGACACCAGTTGTCGGCGAAACCTGAGAACCGGTCCGCCATGTAGCGTTTGAATTCGTCGGACGCGAATTTCAGTGTGCCGCGCTTGCCACGCACGTAATCCGTATGCTTCCTGATGCCCGGCCGACGGTTCTCGATCTTCAAGGCGAGAAGATTCGCCATGCGATTCACGTCATCGGCGGTACGAATCATTTAGAACCCCCTCGTAGTAGAACCAGTCAGCAGGTACGCCTTGCGTTTCCTGCCCCAACCGGCGGCACGTGCATCACATGCCGCCTCATGCGCCAGCACGCACGTCACCGCCGCATCGATTTTCCGCGTCTGCTTCGGCTTGCCCAGCCCGTAGCGTTCACCGGATTTGGCGAAGCGTCTTGCGTTGCGCATGTGCGTGATGGTGATCGGACACCCGTCCTGGGTGATGGCGTAGTGTTCGAGGTCGGATTCGAAGCGTTTCAACGCCTCCCATACGGCGGTGATACGGCTCGAACCGCTCATCGACCAGGGGATGAATTTCTTCGGCCCGTATTGGGAGTCCCATGCCTCGATCTGCGATTCCCACGACACCTCGTCGCGGAATCCTGGGTCGCAGTAGGCGCGAATTATCTTGTACCGGTCGTTGAGCTCGTCCATGGCGGCGTTGACCTCGCCGCGCGGGATGCGCCCGCCCCACGTCTTCGGATTCCAGATCGTCGGACGACGATCCGCGCCATAGCGCGGAGTGAAGATGAAGCCCTCACGGGTTTCCGCCTTGATGCATGTCCAGTCGTCGTTCTCGGAGCCGTCGAAGCCGAGGCACACCTCTGTGCCTTTCGGCGGGTTCTCAAGCCAAAGCTCATGCTCGGACATGCTAGTATCCCATGTTCCTCAAGACCGATTTCGACAAACTCTTCTGCGAGCGCTGGTAGTTCTGGTTTGTGATCTCCCTTGTCGTCGCTTCGCCGAAGGAATTGACGAATGCGCGGCTTGTGCCGCTTGATTTTGGTTGGCGTCGGATCTGTTCGTCGGAGATTCTGTCGCGCTGTGCTCTGGCGGTGTGGAATGCCTTGGAAGCCGCTTGGTATTTGTCGTAGTTCGCCTTGGTTGCCTCCGGGAACACGCTTTCCGGCATGCGCTGGTTGTATTGCGTGGCTCCGTGCGCGGTTCTCTGCATGATTTCCGATGCGGCGTCCATGCGGCTTCCCGCATCGCGCATCATCTTGGTGAGATCCGAGTCGCTTACGGATGAGAGGTCGGTGGCAGAGCCTCCCCCTCCGCCGCCATGTCCGCCACGGCCTGCGCCCGAGCTTGATCCTCTTCCGCCCATTTTTTCATCCTTTCCACATTGCTGTTTTCGTATGCGACGACTTCGGCGCCACCGAAGTCGAAAAACGGAATGGCATCTCCGTAGAGGAGAATCTTTTCCGGTTCAAGCCTGTCGATCGCGTACCGCATGCCGAGCCGCCAATAGAGCTCTGCCGTCGGATTGTCATTCGCTCCGACAGTGCTTACCGCGACGGTGGAGTTGTTTGGAATGCCTGAAAAGCAGTAAGAGAACGATTCTGGGCCAGCCCATTGAAGCGTTGGGATGACTTTCAGCCCGCAGGACTGCCAGTATGCTCCGATCAGACGGCTTCGGAAGACGTTATAGATCTTCATCGCTTCCGGCATGTCCATGTATGTGCTGAAATCAGGCGTCAGCACACACTGGAAGCGTTTGAGCGGTGCGATGTATCTGTCCGGCTGGTTCCAGACTCTCTGGAACTGGTAGTCATCGATGAAGAAATGGATTCCGCAATGCTTGACTGTCTTTTTGCCGGTCGCGTAATTGAAGCCCATCAACGTGTCAGGGGTGGTGACGTCCTGTTTTGCAAGCATTGGCATGTCGTATCTGCCAACCGTCCGCACCTTTTGCAGCAGCGGAAGATTGTATTGCCTCATCGTCCGCATCCTTGATTTGTTGAGTGGTCTATTGTCCCGCATAGCAGCTCTCCCATAGTCCGTCCTCGAGCCATGCGCCGCCTCCCTGCACCATTCGGTTGCCGAAAAAGCGCTCGGCCTGTGCCGGGTCCTTCTCCATGAGCGCCTCGGCCTCCGCTTCGACGGAGTCCAAGGGCACCCACGGGCTTCCGGCGTAGACCCATTCGAGGATCTTGCGGCGTTCGCGCCGGTTGTTGAAGCTGTATGGCGTGCCGTCCTTGTGTCGCAAATCGGGATTCAGGTCGGGGTTGCGGTAGAAGATCCACACGTCCTTGCTGGCCGATTCGAACTGCTGTTGGGCGTACGAGTTCTCGCCGGGGTCGTAGGCGTTGGTCCAGAAGTGCGTCCTGCCGCCCATGCCGGCGGCGCCACGGCGTTGGGTGTCGGCCACGTCGAGCATGCCGTTCGACTTGGTGTACAAACCGGCCTCGTCCTGTTCGGCGTCCGAGATCGGGTTGCCCAGACGGCTGGTGGCCGAGGCGGTGACCACGTCGATGCGGTCGAGGTCGAGATCGTCATCATCCAAGTTGATTCCGGGGCGCAGGATGCGGATGAAGTCCTCGCGCACCTTGAGCAGCTGTTTCAGCGGACCAAGCCTGATCATGGCGACCAATGGCCGGTAGGCGTTGCGCACCTGGTCCTCGGAGTTCGCGGTCAGCTGGATGAGGGGCGACGGGTGGCGCATGCCCTTCGGCTCGCCCGGATTGTAGTGGTAGACCCATCCGCAGGGGCAGCCGTTGTCTGAGCAGCGGTACACGTCGCCGGTTTTCGCCCATCCGGCGAACACGACGGGGCCGCAGGCTTCGAGGATGGCGCATGAGGCCTCGGTCGGCCCCTTGCCTGTCTTCTGCGGGCCAATGCAGCCGGTCAGACGATATTGGAAGGCTTGGTTGAGGACGAGCGGATTGTCCACCGTGACCTCTTCGGGCGGGATGAATTCCGCGTCCTCGCGCACCCTCCAGCGGTGTGCGGCGTACCAGAACTGCCAATCTGACCAGCAGAAGGGCTTGCCGCGGAGGATGCCGTCGGGCTGGCGCACGTGACGCCGAACCCACGCATCCTGCAGGTCTGCGAGCGTCGGGAAGTCGATGATCCAGTCGTCGGCCATGTCACGCCCTCAGGCGTCGTGGGAACTGGACGATCTTGGTGTCCATGCCGCTCTCGGACGCCTCCGCGTCCGTGGCGGGCACCTCGTGGGCGGCCATGTCGACGTTGTCCTCGGAGATCTTCCAGCCGAGCGCCTGTAATCCGGCCTCGGACAGGCCGATGCGGTCCTCGAGCCTGATCTTCACGGCCACGTCGGCCGCCTTGGCCGACGGGCTCTCGCACACCACGCATTCGCGGACATACGAGGCAATCTGGTAGTGCAGGTACTTCAGCTGCGGCTGTTTCCATGCGCGCGCCTGCGGCAGACGCCACAATTGCTTCCACAGTTCGGCCTCCCGATTGTTCCAGGATTCCGAACCGGCCCTGTCCTCGACCCATTCCTGCGACTCCTTGTCGAAATCGCGGAGCACATACGGTGGTAGCGGGAATTTCGGCGGCCTCCCCTTGTATTCGGTGTTCGGCAGGCTGCGCAGGGTGTATCCCCTGCGTTCGCTCGCACCGCTCGACGGATCGGGCATCGGACCGGATCTGACGCGTTTTCCTCCTCTTGGCATGTCTCCTCCATCGTCGGACGGCCTCGCGCCGTTCCTTCGCTGCGGGCGGCCGGGCCTTTCGCCCGCCCCCCTCTGAAACTTTTGAACCCTCCGCACCTCGGAGACAGCTCTCCGGCGGTTCCGGCCGCCAATCCGTTAGGGGGTACCCCCGTGGGTGTTTCGCCGGTTTGTTTTCGTTGATTTTCCAACGTTTTCCAATACCGCGCGTTCGTCTTCGCGGCGGGCCGCGAACCGAATTGAAAAAGACTTGATCGCTTTTCGTTTTCCGCTTCGCCTCACGCTTGCGGCGCGCGCCGGACGTCGTCGGCTTGGCTCGACGTACCGCATGCGCGCAGCAGATGAGATGAATCAGCGAAGGCTTCGACCGTTGAAGCCTGAAGGTTTCGTCCTTGCCGTCTTGCTGTCGTGGCAACGCTTGCACAGGCCGCGCATGCGCGCCGGATCGTTGGGGTCCAGTCCGGCTTCGACGAGTTCGACGCGTTCGAGCGGCCAATGGTCGGCGATGGTGCTGGGGGCGCCGCACAGGCCATGGTGCCTGCCGCATCCGTCGGGTCCGTCACCAGGGCAGACGCATCGCGGGTCCCTCGCCAGCACACGGGCTCGTGCGAGACGATGCGCCTTCGAGGTGTATGGATTGCGGCCGCGCGAGCGGCGCTTGTCCTTGGCTTTCCTGCACTCGTCACACAGGGAGCCGGAGGATACCAGGTGCGGGCAGCCGGAGGTGGAGCATACCTTGTACATCAAATCCCCCATCGGAGGCCCGGCATGTCTGGGGTACGTCTCCCGCGAAGGTCCCCCAGCTGGCCACCCCCGATTCATGGGCCACCGACGCGACGGGTGTCGCCGCCATGGTCGACGTCCTTCGGTGCGACGGCTCCAAGGGTTGCTAGTGGCTCCACGCCGGACAGCAACGATTATAAGCATTGGTAAAAGAAAAGCACCAGACCCTTCGGGCATGGTGCATCTTTTACAGATTACATGGACTCACCCTCTTGCGCAAGTCGCGTGTCGACCAGCTCGGCTTGATTGAATTCCCACATGCCACGGCCGATCCGCCGTGCCTTCGACAGCCTGCCACGAGTCAGCCAGTTGGACACCTGCTTGCGCGTGGTGCGCAGTCCGGCACGGTCGGTCAGCCAGTCGGCCGCCTCGGCGGGCGAACACGTCATAACCGCCTGTCCAGCCTCCCCCAGTCTGCCGGCCACCAGCATGTCCAAGTCCAAACGCTCGCCACACTCAGGACACCAGCCATCACGCATGCCCTGCGGCACGGCCAGCGACGTCGAACAGTCCGGGCATTGCACGACAGTCACCCTGCCGTCCGAAGGCGTGGAAAGCCGGTCGACGCGCCTGAGCATCCTGTCCAGCCGATCGGCCAGCTCGCCGGCCGACGGCGAACACACCACACGCGACCACGACCTGCACACCGCCCGATACGCCGGCCGCCACCCCTCGACCGGCAACAGCATCCACTTGAGATCCACGCAACCCGCCAGCCGAAGCATCAAGCGGGCCGCCTCCTCATACACCTCCAGCCAATGCACACTCACCGGCAACCCAGGCTCACCACCACGAACGCCACCACCGCGCTCGCCGATGTGCGCCTTGCGTTCGGCGAGCGCGCGGAGTTCGGGGATGGTTTTGGCGAGGCTGCTGGCCTGTCGGCGCATGTGTTTGGCGCAGGTTTTGCAGAGGGTGGTTTGTGCTGGTTCGCCGCATTGTTGGCATTTGTTCATGAGTGATCCCGCTTCCGGCTAGAATGGTGGTTGGTTTCTTGGAGGTTCTACCGGCTTGGCGGGGCCTCTCTTTTTATTCGCCTTGCTGGGCAATCTTGCTGATGAGCATGCGGCTGATGTTGTCCTCCTCGTCCCGCTGGTCGGCTTGATCGAGCACGTCGGCCGCGTCCTGCATCAGGTGCGCCTGTTTGAGTGCCTTGGATGCTTGGACGGTGGCCATGGTGAGCGCGTGGCTGATTTGGATGTCTTCGCTGCCGCTGAGGGTTTGGAGGCCGGCGAGCGCCTCGCTGATGTGTTTCTGCAGTGCGATGGCCTGGCGGCGGATGGTTTCGGCCGCGTTGAGACGGTTCACGCTTTTGTCGATGTCGTTGCTCATTGTTTGTTCTCCTTTGTTGGTTCGTTCGTGGGGTCGGCTGGCAGGCTGCCGATTTTTGCGAGGGCTTGGTCAAGCTGGCGCATTGGTTGGGCGAGCGCGTCCGGCAGGCCCGTGATGCCTTGGACGGCGGCGCGGATACGGTCGGCCGTGTCGCTCATCGGGTGTCCCTGGTGGCCGTGTCGATGCGCTGCTCGCCGAGGCTGATGTGCTCGATGTTGGCCCGACGGCGGAGGATGAGCGCGTATTCGTCCATGACGTCGAGCTGCCTGCTCAACAGGCTGATCGGGCATGTGGGCTCGAAGTCGAGCGTGCCATCCGCATACCTTTGCAGCATGTCCCTGAGCCTGCCGGCGCGGGCGGTCAACTCGCGGTATTCGACACGCATGCGGTCCTTGTAGCCGGAGGCCTTGGCGCTCGCTGGTTCCGCTTGGTCGGCGGCGGCGAGCACTTCGATGGCTTGGCGCAGGTATCCGTCGCGGATCCATTCGGATGCGGTATTCCATTCCTCGTGGATGATTTCGGTGGAGTCCTTGCGGAGTGCCCATTTGAGTCCGAACAGACGTTCGGCGACGGCTTCGGTGCGCGCGTCGATCGGCGGCAGTGGCGGGGCGAGTGTTTCCTTACTCATGGTTTCCTCTTTCCTGGGTGGGATGATTTTCGGCCGATTCCCAGATGTTGTGCCAGAGCATCCGGATGATCCAGTCGGGCATTTCGGTCCAGATGGTCAAGTGCGTCGAGACGGCTGAGGCTTTCCACCACCTGCCGCAGACGACGCAGTGCTGCAGACGGTGGCGAGGGAATGTGCGACGCCCTGGTCCGATGCCGTTGCTGGCGCAGATGGCAGTGCCGAGAGCGTTCCGGCACAGATGCGGGGTCCGGTCTTTCATTCACCGGCCTCCGATTGGGACAGGCGCCACTGCTCGAAAAGACGGTAGACATCCAACGAGATGGCCCGGACCGGACTGGACACCCGCCTGCCACACAGATCGCACGTGTGCATATCCTGCGTGACCAACTCATCACGCTGACACTGGAACGGGTTCCGAGCATCCCGCTCCTCCACGGCATCGGCGAGCGCCTCCCGAATCTTGTCCCTGGCATTGATGTAGGCGTGGTGTCGAATCGACGCACTTTCCTCGAGGGGTCGATTGCCAAAACGCATTCCGGCGCTCGCGGCTTCGAGTTCCTGGGCGATGAGTTTGTTGAGCACGTCGATGGCGATGTCTGCGTCGCTGTTTCTCATTTTGTTTCCTTCTTGGTTTTGGCACATTCCGGGCAAAGGCTGGCGTTGGGGTCGATGGAATTGACTTGCCATCCCTCGTATTCGAGCCGATGCAGAGGTCCGACATCCCACTTGCGGCATTCGCGGCATGAGAGATGACGGTGGTTCGGACAGAGGCTGTCGCATGGATAATCTCGGTCGATGTGCCATCCCGCGGCTTCCAGTTCGTCCGGCGCTCCACTGTCGGTGATGTCGCAGTCATGGCATTCGACGTGCCAGTGGAGCGGACAGTAGTGCCTGCCTTGGAACTCGTCACATTGCCAGCCGTGGTCGACGGCCTCGTTGTCGGCGTCCTCGTAGGTCGCGTCATCGACGGAAAGGCTTGTATGGCACTCGTCGCAGACGACGAACAGCTCATGGATTTCCCGGTAGCTCATCGGTCCGGCTCCTTGTCCGCTCCGCTCACATGGCTCCAGTCGCAGGACAGGCCGCCTTGCTTTCCACATGCGTAGACGATGCAGTCCACCTTTCGTGTATCGGACAACGTGATGGCGCACTCGTAGAAACCATGGGCGGTGCCTCCATCGGTGCATTGCGAGTCGATGGACCTGACCGCATGCGCTGGCGTGGAAGGCTCCGACGCGCTCCCGCATCCCGCGAGAACGGTGCAGAGGGTGAGTGTGATGGCGGTAAGTGTGGCGCAGATGGTGTTTCTCATTGGGTTTCCTTTTTCATGTGTGTGGTCCAGTGGTTCCATTGGTTATTCCTTTCCGTAGACGGCGAGACTTCGTATGCCGTCGCTCATGCTGTTGGAACATGTGTTCGGATCGTGGTCGATGATGTCGTTTCCGATGCCTTGGAATCGGAGGGAGGCGGTGCCGTCCGGCCAGCGGATGAGTTCGAGTCGGCCGTCGATGACGACGTCGTCGTCGATGCGGGCGATGCAGCGGCGGCCGATCAGGATGGCCGGGTCGGCCGACCGCCATTTATGCAGCGGGACGTTGACGCTCACCGCGGCTCCTCGCCTTCGTGTTCGTTCTTGGCGTCGTCGTAACCTTCGTCGTACACGTCGTCGAGCATCGTCTGGAACTCGGGAGAGGCGAAGAACGTTCTGATGGCGTCCTTGGCCACGCGCCTCCATGGCTCCTTGTCCTCCATGGCCATCTCGTTCCATTGGCGTGGATGGCGGCGGCCGTTGCGATACCAGCGCAGGTAGATGGCTTCGGCCACCTTGTTCTGCGTCTCCAGACCGATCGTGATGGTCTCCCGGTCTGCCATGATGGCTCCTTTCAGTATGCTTCCGGTGGTTCCACGGCGGTGCGGTCCGCGATGACATAGGCGGCGAGCGCCATGCAGAGCGCGAGGATGATGAGCACGGCGTGCAGTGCGAGCCATTGGATTGGGATCCAGTAGTGGAGGCCGTAGCCGATGACCGGCCGGATGATGGCGTGCGGCACGAGCAGCAGCGCGGCGAAGGTGAACAGCGTGGCGAACCAGTCGCCGACGCGGTTGGAGATACGGTTGATGGTCTGTTTCATTCAGGTTCCTTTCAGTGTGTGGCGGTTTCACGGCCGGTTGGCCATCCAGCCGATCAGGATGGCGGCGATGAGGAGGATCACGGCTGCGACGTCCATCACCTTGCTTCTTTCGTGGCGACGTATCGGACCGGATATTCGGAGAGTCCTCGGATGAGGCGCGCGTATTGATGGATGTCGCGGTCGAGGCAGGTACTGGTGCGGTGGGCGCTGGCTGCGGGCGTCTCCCCTTCCGGCTTCACGTCCCAGCCGGCGGCTTCGAGACTGTCGCGGAGGGTGGCCATGTCGATGCGGTGGTAGTGCAGCGGGAGGTTCGGGCAGAGTCGGGTGATGAAGTCGAGGTCGAACTGCGGGTTGCTGCCTGCCGGATGGAGGGTGAACGATTGCGCGAGGCTGTCGACGTATTCCTCGAGCGCGTTCGCCGTCGCCTCCTCCGTATATCCGGCATCTAATGCGTCTTCGAGCAGTCCGTTGGCGCAGTGCATGCGCCACGCCTTGAGGTTCCCATCCGTAATGAATGCCTTGCGGCCTTTCAGCCCGATGACGCGGCGGAAACCACCGGCGCACCGCACACCTCTCATGTCGGTGCAACGCAGTTCCACCTCGAGGATCCTGTCACGGTCCGGGTCAAGACCCGTGGTCTCCACGTCCATCCACAGCAGCATGTCCTCTTTGGCTTTTTCCTCGCTCATCGGTTTCCTTTCGTTCGGAGGAGAATGATTTCGGCCTGCGTGAGCGGTGTCGCGGTACCGTCCATGTTCAGCAGCATCCACCTGCCCTCCCAGTCGAACACCGGCACATCACGCGGATCCGCGCCGAACGGCACGATCAATCCCAGCCGCTCCGCTTCTGCCACGTGCTGGTGGACCCAGCCGTGACAGCCAGTGTCTCCGCTGCCGCACAACTCGATAATGTTGACAGGACTATGCCGCACATCCGGATCCGCCGCGCGGCGCAGTTGCCGGTGATGGCCGGAGCGGCCGGGCCATCGTGACGGGTCGTGGATGTTCGTGCCGCAGCGCAGGCAATGCCACCCCTGGCGTTCCAAGGCGATGCGCTTCGAGTCCTCGAACTCACTCACAACGCGCTCCTTCCTGCATCAGGCCGTTGACCAGCACCAGACATGAGGTGCAGTTGGTTCTCAGTCCGGAGGCCATCGCGGCGATGCCGCTGTCGGCCTTGCCGCCGGCGAGCGCCTGGAGTTCTATGTTCGCCGCGGTTTCGGCGGTGTCGGTGAGGAGTTGGGCGAGTCTGTTGATCTGTTCCTTGGTCATTCGTCTTCCTCCTCGTCTTCTTCTGGCTGGTCGGCTTCGGTGATGGCGGCGATGAGCTGGTCGAGGTGGCTGGTTTCGTCGTCGGTGGGCGTGTAGCCGAGGTCTTGGAGGATCTGGTAGTAGCCGTGGATGCGTCTGCTGGTGTCGTTGACGGTGGTCCAGTCGGTCGGGTCGATGAACCATTCGATGCGTGCGGCGAGGATTTGCA